ACAGGAGAACTAAATATGTGTCCCCCAAGCAGAAGCCCTAGTCCGCCACCTGCACCAGAACCAACTCCGCCAACTCCACCAGTTGTTGTTCAAGCGACTACTAAGAAAAATGCACCTAAAATGGCAGAAAGCACTTCTACAGTAGAAAAAGCAGACAGCACTAATGTGAGAAAAAAGAGAGGCAGAGGAAGTTTAAGAATACCTTTAACTTCATCAGGTTTAGCAGGAAGTGGAATAAACTTTCCAACAGCATAATAAATGGAACAATATAAATTAGATACATCTACTGTCGCTAAAGATAAATCTTTATTAGAAAGTCAGTACACAAAGATGGAGATAGATAGAGAAGTCTATCTTGAAAGAGCAAGAAGGGTTGCTGAACTTACTATTCCACATTTATATCCACCTAAAGGAAACAATGAAGCTACAGAATATCCTACTCCATATCAATCAGTAGGAAGTAGAGGTGTAACTAATCTTGCATCAAAATTAATGTTAGCTTTGTTTCCACCACAAGCACCATTCTTTAGATTAGATGTTGATGAATTAGTTTATAAACAAATTGAAGGTGACCCAAAACAAAAAGCAACTATTGAACAAGGTCTAGCTAAAATTGAAAAAGCTGTCATGGACAGTATTGAAGAAAATAACGATAGAGTAGCTTTTTATGAAGCATTAAAACATCTTATAGTATCAGGTAATGTTTTATTAAAAATTACAGATGATGGTTTAAGAACTTATTCATTAAATAACTATGTAGTTAAAAGAGACCCTCAAGGTAAAATATTAAAAATTATTATTAAAGAAGGTATTTCACCAAATACTTTACCAGAAAAACTTAAAAAAGGTTTAGGTGAAGTTTTAAAAGAAGATACTAAGTCTTTACATTTATATACTTGCGTAACTAGGCAAAAAGATAAATTTTATGTTCATCAAGAAATAGCTAAGAAAAAAGTATTTGAGAAAAACTATGATTTAGACAAATTGCCTTTCATTGCACTACGTTTCAATCGTATAGATGGAATGAACTATGGAAGGGGTCATTGTGAGACTTTTGAAGGAGACTTAAGAAGTCTTGAAGGATTGACCAGAGCAATCTTAGAGGGCAGTAGTGCGTCTTCTAAAATGCTCTTTATGATTGCACCTAATGGTTCAACAAGAGCATCTTCAGTAGCTAAAGCACCTAATGGTGCAATTATTGAAGGTAATGCTTCAGATGTTTCAGTTCTACAAGCTAATAAATTTGCTGACTTTAGAGTTGGCTATGAAATGATGGGTAGAATTGAGCAAAGACTTCAATTTGCATTTTTATTAAATGCTTCAGTTCAAAGACAAGCAGAGAGAGTTACAGCTACAGAAGTACAATTAGTAGCTAATGAATTAAATGATGCACTTGGTGGAGTGTATGGAATTTTAACAACAGAATTTCAGTTACCTTACATTAATACAAAGTTAGCAATGTTAAAGGAACAGAAGTTGCTACCTGACCTACCTAAAGAATTAGTTAAAACTAAAATCATTGTAGGAATGGAAGCATTAGGGAGAGCATCAGACAGATTAAGATTGCTTCAATTCATGTCTGATTTATCCAATACGTTAGGTGCTGAAACTTTAGCACAATATATAAATCTTGATGATGCAATTAAGAAATTTGCGGTGGCTAATGGAATAGACACACAAGGATTAATTAAGTCTCAAGAACAAATCCAACAAGAAGCCCAAGCACAACAACAGCAACAGTTTGCTAATCAAGCATTAGCAGACCCTAGAGTAGCAATTGAAGCAGGAAGAAGTTTAGCTAACTCTGGTGCAAGTGTTAATGCAAGTGGTGAACTTGAAATACCACAGGAGTAAAACATGAGTACACAAACAGTAGAAGTAAAATCTGATGATACTAATATTTCATTAGAGGAACAAGCAAAACAAGCAGAACAAAATCAAACTTTAGAAGTAAGTGAAGATGGAACTAGAGTTGAAGTAAAATCAAATGATGACACTTCAAAATCTACAGATGAAACTAGACCTGAATGGTTACCTGAAAAATTTGCTAGTGCAGAAGATTTAGCTAAAGCATATTCAGAATTAGAAAAGAAACAATCAGCACCTCAAGAAGAAATAGTTCAAAATACTGAAGAACAATCTCAACCAGAAACTTCAGAGATGACTAAATTTTATACTGAATATTCTCAGAATGGTGAACTTTCAGAAAAGTCTTATAATGAACTTTCTAAAATGGGTTTAGATAAAAACTTAGTTGATGGTTATATCGCAGGACAACAAGCAATCGCCAACTCAGAAGTTAAGATGGTGCATGACACAGTTGGTGGTGAAGAAAATTATTCTAAAGTAATTGAGTATGCTAAAAATAATTTAACTGAAGCAGAACAAAATGCTTTTAATGAAACTTTAGATACAGGTTCAATTGAACAAGTAAAATTTGCTGTTCAAGCTATTGCAAATAGAGCAGGTGTATCTGGTGAACAACCACAACAAATGATTAATGGTGATACTAATGATGTATCAACAGAAGTATTTGAAAGTGTTGCTCAGGTTACAGAAGCTATGAATGACCCAAGATATGCAAACGACCCTGCTTACAGAAAACAAGTAGAACTTAAATTAGCTAAGAGTTCAGTATTCTAAATGGCAAGAGATTATAAGTCTGAATATCAGAATTATCATTCTCAATCACAACAAAAGAAAAATAGAGCAAAAAGAAATTTAGCCAGAAGGTTAATGAAGAAGAAACTGGGCAATGCCATCAATGGTAAAGACGTTCATCATAAAGATGGCAACCCAAAGAACAATAATCTTTCTAACTTAAAGATTGTTTCCAAATCATACAATAGGTCTAGAAATGCTTAATTTCATACTTCCTATACTTAAAAATCCTATTACTAGAATAATAGCTGATAAGACAGTTGGTGCTATTCAACACAATATTGAAAAGAAAAAGATTATTAGAGCAAAAGAAATAGAACTAGAAAAATCAGTATCAATTGAACAGATACGTTCAGGTAACAATAGTATTAAAGATGAGGTATTAACTATTAAGATAGCCTTAATATTTCTCTTTTGTTTCATACCTTACACACAACCTTATATGGCTAAAGGTTTTGAAATTTTATCAAACGCTACTCAAGAGTTTTGGTGGGCAGTTTTAATCGTTTACTCAGGTAGCTTTGGATTATCTACAATTAAAAACATACGAGGTAAAAAATAATGTCATTAGTAAAAAACATTAATAGAAGAAAAAAACTTGGTATCTCAAGAAGTAAAAAAGATAGTACAGTTTCACCTAAGGCTTACAAAGCCATGAAGAATAACTGGAAAGACAAAAAGAAAGCATAAGTGGCTAAGAAGAAGTTTGACCTTAATAAGGTTGAGCATGAAACAAGGTCTAAATATAAAAAGACTTCACAAAATACTAGAAGACCAAAACTTTCATCAATGAATAAATCTAAAAAAAGAAACTTTAAAAAATATGCAAGACAAGGAAGATAAGAAACCTTTAAATAAAATTATTAGAGAAACTAAAGGTAACAAAAAATTTAAAGTATTTGTTAAAGATGGCGATAGCGTAAAAACAGTTAGATTTGGTGACGCTTCAATGTCAATCAAACGTGACGACCCAGTAAGACGTAAGGCTTTCTTTGATAGAATGAAACCTATTTTAGCAAAAGTAAGTGGTAACAAAAAGTTGTCACCTGTTTACTGGTCATTGAGGTCTTGGAAACTTGGTACAAAAATCTAAAAAATGTAAACAATGTCATCACGATTGTCATTGTAAGATGCCTTTACACGCAGATGAATATGGAGTGTGTACCTGTGATAAATGTAAATGCACTAAAAAAATAGATAAAGATAATAAAGAGTTTTGGAAGATAATGTCTTCTAGGTTTAACAAATAACACCATCTCTCATCAGAGAGGTGTCTAACCAAATTCAAAAAAGATTGCCTGTTACGACAGATAACCTTCTGATTATGGAAAGTAGTTAGGTCTATACAACAAACCAATAAATATAAGGAGACAACTATGTCTAATGCAACAATATCAAGCATTGGTCAGGTAAACTCAGCAGGTGATGCAAATGCACTTTTTTTGAAATTATTTTCAGGAGAAGTTCTATCTACTTTTGGTAGAGAAAACCAAATGTTAGGAATGACTACTGTTAGAACTATTTCTAATGGTAAATCAGCACAATTTCCTGTTACTGGTACTGTATCGGCTAATTACCATACAGCAGGTAATGAGATTACTGGTCAAGCTATCAAACACAACGAAAAAGTAATTAACATAGATGATATGTTACTTGCTGATGCTTTCGTTGCAGAAATAGAAGAACTTAAAAATCATTATGATGTAAGAAGCATTTACTCAAAAGAAATGGGTCAGGCTCTTGCAAATAAGGTTGATAAGCACCTTCTATCGTTAGCTATCTTAGCTTCAAGAACTACTACACCTAATGTTACTGGTGGTAACGCAGGTGAAGAAATTTTAGATGCTGACGCTAACACAAACGCTACTTCTCTTATCGAAAGTGTTTTTGAAGCAATTCAAAAATTAGATGAGAAAAACATACCTACAGCAGGTAGAGTATGTATCGTAGCACCAGACCAATACTACCAATTAGCTAACGTAGACAAGTTAGTAAACAGAGACTTCTCTAGAGAAAATGGAGACTTCGGTAAAGGTACAGTTCTTTCAATCGGTGGAGTGCCAATTGTTAAATCTAATACTGCTACTGAAGTATTTGCGACTGATTTATCAGCGTCAATCTCTGGTGCTAATAACACTTACAATGGTGACTTCAGTAATACTTTTGCTGTGGTTATGCACTCAAGTGCCATTGGTACTGTTAAATTAAAAGACCTAGTTATGGAAAGCACATACGACCCAAGAAGACTTGGTACTCTTATGACTGCTAGAATGGCAATGGGTCATGGTATTTTAAGACCAGAAAGTGCAATCTCAATCAAGACTGCATAATCAATCTTAATACTTACAGAATACATAGGCGGAAGGCTAACACAGACAACTTCCGCCTGTGTTTAAATTATTATGACAACACAAACTAGAACTTCCGAACTAGAAGCAGTAAATACTATATTGAGTACAATTGGTGAAGCACCATTGAACTCATTAACAGGTTCTTTACCTGTAGATGGTACAATTGCTAAAAATGTTTTATCTGAAGTTGCAAGAGAAGTTCAATCACAAGGTTGGCACTTTAATACACATACAAATGTAACTTTAACAAGAAACACCGATAACAAAATTCCACTAGCTAACAATGTAGTTAGAGTAGAAATAGACCCAAGAAAATATTCTAAAGGTGATTACAATATAGTTCAAAGAGATACTTTTCTTTATAATCTTGCAAAGAATGAAGAAACTTTTGATAAAGACTTTGAGAACGCTACAGTAGTCTATCTATTACCATTTAATGAAATTCCTGAACAAGCTAAAAGATATATAACTATTAGAAGTGCTAGAATATTTCACGATAGAACTTTAGGTGCAAATACACTTCATAAATTTTCACAAGAAGACGAATTAAAAGCGTTAAGTATTCTTAAACAAGCTGAAAGTTTAACAGGTGATTACACCATATTTGATACACCTGAACAGGCTTACACAATTGTTAGAAACAATGGAGTGTACTAATGGCTTTAGTCAGTCGTACAATTCCTAATCTAGTACAAGGTGTTTCTCAGCAACCTGAAGTCTTAAGATTAAACTCACAGGCTTCAGAACAAATTAATGGATTTAGTTCAGTAGTAGAAGGATTAAAAAAAAGACCTAATACTGATTATGTAGCAAAGTTATCAGCTACTTCTTTTGGTAACGCTTACATTCACACTATTAATAGAGATGCTAATGAAAGATACGTTGTGGCTATTACTAATGGTAGTATTGCTGTTTATGATATTTTGGGAAATGCTAAAACAATTGTAAATCAAACTGGTGCTACTAATTATTTAACAAGTTCTAATCCTAAACAGGATTTTACTTGTATGACTGTTGCTGACTATACTTTTATAGTTAACAAAAACACAAATATTCAAATGGACAACACCACGTCAGGTGCTAAAGTAGAACAGGCAGTTTATTCAATATTACAAGGTGTAAATAGTACAAAGTATTCAATAACTATTGATGGCACTACTTATAATTTTACTTCTTCAAATACAGATAGTGAAGCAATCAGAGATGGATTGTTTTCAGCTATAGGTTCACCATCAGGTATTACAAAAACAAAAATAGGTAACTCTAGTTTTGCTATTGTAAAATCTTCAGGAACTTTAGAAATTACAGCATCAGATGGTTTTGGTGATGATGCTTCACAAGTAGTTAAAGATAAAGTTCAAAATTTTAGTGATTTACCTGTACCTGCAATTAATAATCAAATTGTTCAGGTTACTGGTGACGCATCAAATGGTTTTGATGATTATTATGTAAAATTTATTGAAGCAGATAATCTTTGGCAAGAAACAATAGCACCAGATACAGAATTTAAACTTGATGCTGATACTATGCCTCATGTTTTAATTAGAACAGCAGATGGAAACTTTAGATTTACACAAGCAGATGGTTCTTCATATACAATAAGCGGAACAACTTATGATGTACCTCAATGGGGAGATAGAATTTGTGGTGATGAAGAAAGTGTACCCAACCCAACATTTGTAGGTAGAAGAATAAATGACATATTTTTCCATAGAAACAGATTAGGTTTTCTTGCAGATGAAAATGTTATTATGTCAAGAAGTGGTGAGTTCTTTGAGTTCTTCCCTGAAACAATTACTCAAGTATTGGATACTGACCCAATTGATGTAGCCAGTACTCACACTAAAGTTTCTATACTTCGTCATGCAATTTCATTTGATGAAGAATTACTTTTATTTTCAGACCAAACACAGTTTATTTTAAGTGGTGGTGCAACACTAACTACAGAAAACATATCAATAAATGTTACAACAGAGTTTGAAACAGATAAAAACATCAAACCTGTAGGTGCAGGTAGTAATGTTTATTTCGGTTTTAATAAAGGAAATTTTACAGGTATAAGAGAACTTTATATAGCCTCAGACACAGATATAAAACAAGCTGACGATATTACAGCTAATGTACCAAAATATATTCCTAGTAATGTCTTTAAACTTGCTAGTGCTACTACTGAAAATATTTTAGTAGCTTTAAGTTCTGATGAAAAGAATTCTTTATTTGTTTATCAATATTATGTTTCACAAAATAGAAGATTACAAAGTGCTTGGAGTAAATGGACTTTTGGTACTGATGCTACTGATAATATCTTAAATATAGATTTTATAGAAAATGAATTATTTATTATCAATGAAAGAAGTGATGGTGTTTATTTAGAAAAGATTGATATATCACCTGCATTAACTGATACCGGTGAAACTTATTTAACTCATTTAGATAGAAAATTAGATAACTCTGAAATTACCGAAAGTTATAACGCAGGTACAAATCAAACTACTATCACACTTCCATATACAATAAATAATACAATGAAAGTTGTAGGTAGAAGTGGTGCTTCTAATAAAGCAGGACAAGAAATTTCTATCGTATCACAATCAGGAACATCTATTGTAGTAACTGGTGATATAACTTCACAAAATTATTTTATAGGTGAAAAATATGAATTTAAGTTTACTTTTTCACAACAGTTTATTCAAACAGCAGATACACAGGGTTCAAGAATTTCAGTTAAAGAAGGTAGATTACAGATAAGAAATTGGAATGTTTCTTTTAATGATACTGGCTATTTTACTACAGAAGTTAAGCCTGTAGGCAGAGATACATCAACTACTACTTATACTGGTACTATTACAGGTACAGGATTACTTGGAACAGTTAATTTAGAAGATGGTGATTATACTTTTGCAGTTCAATCTGAAAATGACAAGCTAACTGTAACAATTAAGAACGATAGTCATTTACCATCAAACTTTATAAATGCTAGTTGGCAAGGTTACTATGTTACCGCTTCCCAAAGAGTTTAATGGAATTAGAAAAACAATTTCTACAGACGTTGAATATTTAGCACCTAGATTAAGATTTGAAGATAAAAGAGAAATATTAGATGCTTCTGGCTCTAACCCATATCAAGCATTAACCAGAGGTTTTAATAGTTCAGAGATATGTTTAACAATAGTAGATACTAAAAATATTCCTGTAGGAATGTTTGGAGTAGGAGAAATGGGAACTATTTGGTTATTAGCTACACCAGATATTTATAGAATTAGATTTTCGTTTTTAAGAGAAAGTCGAAAAGTAGTTAACCTTTTAAATCACAAATATCCAATACTTTGGAACTTCGTAGATTGCAGAAATGAACTGCATCTTCGTTGGTTAAAATGGTGTGGTTTTAAGTTTTTAAGAAAAATTAATTATGGAGTTAATCAAAAACCTTTTTTTGAATTTATAAAATTATATGTGTAATCCAACTTTAGCAGTAACAGCAATTAGTGCAGGTTCTTCGTTTATTCAATATCAACAAGCGAAGCAACAACAAAAAGCTGAATACAACAGAGCAAAACAACAGAACGAACTTGCTAAGAAAAATGCACTTCAAAGATATGCTTCTGAACAACTAAGAATTAGACAAGAAGTAAAACAATCTTCACAAAAAGGTTTTGAAGCAACATTAAAGACTAGAAAGAAAATTTCTGAATTTGAAGCTGAAAGAGGAAGTTCAGGTATTGCTTTATCAGGTTCTACATTAGCTTTGATGAATGATTATTATAGAACAGAAGCTAAATACAAAAATTCATTAGCAAACAATCTTGCAATAAACATTTCACAGTTTGAAAGAAATTTAGAAGCAATTCAGTTTGGTCAAGAAAGTCAATCAACTTATGTGCAACCACCTAATCCTGAATTGTTATTTGCTTCATCAGCATTGAATGTAGCTAACACTTATTATTCTTTAGAAGCACAAAAAGAAATTAACAATTTAAAACCAAGAAGTAGCAAAATAACATAATGGCTAGAAAAACACCTAAACTAGATTTAACACCTGAATTACCAGATGTAGTCTCAAGAGACTTCAATATGTTTTACAGACCTGAAGCAGAACCACAAATAGCAGGTCTTAAAGAATTTACAGCTTCATTAGATAATTTTGTTAATGGTGCAGGTTCATCAATGGTTATTGGTAGCCTAGTTAAAGAAAAAAAAGAAAATACAGCTAAAGCAGTTCAAGACTTTGCAGAAAATAAGATGAAGTTTAAAGAAGCTGTTAAAGCAGGTAAAATAGATAAAACTGCTAATCCATTCTATTTAGACAAATACAAAGAATTATCTCTTAATGAATATGCTAGTGAATTTAACGATAGATTAATTAAGAAGTATGGAGACTTAAATGTCATTAACGATATTAATGAAGGTGGATTTGATAATTTTTACCAAGATACTCTTAAAGAATTTATTACAGAAAAGAATTTAGGAGTTTTTAATCCTATTGATTTAGAAGAAGGTTTCTTCAAAGAAACAAGTAATTATAGAGCAAGTTTAGAAGCACAGCATAAACAATCTCAACTAGAGTTATTTAAAAAGAAATTTAATGAAAAAGTAAAAAATAAAGTAGTTGGAATTGTTTCTAAATATAAAAACTATGAATTAAATCCAACTATAGATGATACAAAAGTTACAAGTTCAACAGTATTTGAATTAATAGCTAAGGACATTAATAAAGAAATACAATCAATTATAGATGTTACAGGTGATGGTAGAGATACTATTGATATAGCATTTCAAGGTCTTGCTGATTATGTTTCAGTTGCTACTGATTATGAGTTTGCTAAAAAAATCATAAACAATGTTCCTAAATATTTAGTTGGTGGAACAGATAGTCTTGAAAATATTGGAAGAATTAAAACTAAAAAAGAAGAACTCTACCAATTACTTATTGAAAAACAGCAAGAAAAAACATCTAGGCAAAATGATTTTATTAATGCACAAAAAACTAATTCAAGATTAACAACTTACAATTATTTAGAAACTCAAAGAAACAATCCTGATTTTAATATAGTTGAATACTATAATGACCCTAGAAGAACTACAGATGAAAAGATTGCAATAGACCAATATAAAACAGACCAATTGTTTGATGGTGGTAAGTCAGACGATAGAGATGCAATTATTTTGATAGAAGGATTACTTAAGGAAAGAAAGTTTCTTGAAGCACATGAAAAAGTTTCACAATTATTTAAAGATGGAAGAATAACAAGAGCAACTAAAAATAATTATTTTGATACAAGAATAGCTAATTCAAGAGATTTCGGTGAACACCCATTATTTAATTCATCAAGAGCAGTTTCAGATAACATAAAAGCACTTGAGAGTGTTTTAGCTTCTAATGCTTCACAGGGTGATAAATTAAAAGCTACTAATGGTATTATTTATATTGAAAACAAACTTTATTCTTGGATTAGAGATAACCAAAATGACCCTAAGTATGAAGGTAAACCAAGTCTATTAGAAGATGATTTTGAAAAACAATTCTTAAAGATATTTAAGGATTTGAAAAACTTCTCTGAATTAGGAACTACTTTATTTGGTAAAGGTGAAACAGGATTTTCTGGTTCAGGCACAATTGTAGAAAATATTGATGCTGAAATACAGAAGAAGAAAGACCAAAATAAATCTACAGCTAAATATACCAAAGAACAGATAGCTATTATGACTGTTGATATGAAGGCAATATCTTCAGCAGAATTTAGAGAAAAACACAAAGTTACTAAAGAACAATTCAGAAAAGATATGGAGAATAAATAATGGAAACACTTACATTACCTAATGGTGAAACTATACAGGTTCAAGCAGGTCTTTCTGAAGAACAAAAACAAGAGATAATTAATAATATTACTAATTATGAACAGAATTTAACTGAACAAAATAATACAAATACTTCAGAAGGTGGGCTACTTGCTAACCAACCTGAAGCATTAAAGAACAATTGGTTATATGATAATCTTGTTGTTGCACCTTATGAAGGCTCAAGAAAAGCATTAAATAGTGCTTCAAGCCTTGTAGAGGATTTAGGTGACACTTTAGGAGAAAAGAGCAACTTTGGTGGCTTCAGATATGGTTCTGATGCTCAAAATGGATTAGTTGAATATGTACCTTACAACCAAGCAGTAGAAGAAGGTAATGTTAAAGGTATCCTAGCACCAATTACAGGAAACATAGGTCAGAAAGACCATTGGGAAACTAAAGGTTTCTTTTATGACCCTAAAAAGATTAATCCTGAAGACAATACTGAGAGTATGTCAGCTAGTTTTGTTGAAGGTGCGGTTCAATTTTTAATTGGATTTAAAGGTGTAGATAAATTCTTTAAAATTGGAAAAGGTACAAATTTAGCAACACAAACATCTAATTTATCTAAATTTACTTCAGCATCAGCAAAAGGTGCGGTTGGAGACTTTATAGCTTTTGACGAAGATACAGGTAGATTTACAGATGTTGTTACAGAATTTTTTCCTTCAGTAGGAAACACATGGTTAAGCTATCTTCAATCAGATGAAGATGATGAATGGTACGAAGCCAGATTTAAAAATGCTTTAGAAGGTTTAGGTCTTGGTGCATTTGCAGAAGGTATATTTAGTATTGGTAAATACACAGCTAGAAAAGCCAAAGGTAAGTTAGATGATGCTCAGGCTAAAAAAGATGTAGAAAATATCACTAAAGCACAAGAAGCTATAAGAAACGCTAAGTCTCAATTAGACGAAGCTACAACAATCTCTGAAAAGATGAAGATTGTTAATAATGCTTTAGAAAATGTTGAAGGTTTTAAGAAACCAAAAGCAACTAAACCAGAAACTAAAATTCAGATTTTAAATAAGTTAGCTACTAACGATTTAAGTATTAACTTTAAGAAATGGAAAAATGGAGAGATGACTGCTGATGAGGCATTTGCTCTACCACGTTCATGGATTAACTTAGATACATTTGATAAGAAAGAAGTATCTAGAGATTTTATCAAAACAATTACTGCAATGTATGACACAGTAAAAGGTTCATATAACAAAGCTAACAGAGACTTTAGTGAAGAAGTAATTAAGAAAAAAGCCTTAGATAATTATGGTGGTGATATTAATAAGGTTTACAAAGAATTTAAAGAATTAGGTATTTCAATTGAAGATACAGCACCGCTTATTTATGCACATGAGATAGCATTAAACTCACTAATAGATGCTTTACCTTCATTAAGAAGACAAGCTAAAAATGGTGTAAGACCGCAAAAAGATGTTGATGATGCTTTAGCATACATCTTAGAGATGCAAAAGAATAGAACAGGTGTAGCATCTAATACTGGTGGTAATTTATTTACATTTTCAATTGCTAAAAAAGATTTTCAAAAAAGAAAGATTATTTCAGATAATTTACAAAGTGCAGTAAATGAATTAAATAACTTCGGTAGAGGTGTTGACCAAAAAATTACACAACAAGCTAAAGATAGATTTTTAGATAGATTAGCTACTTTAGATAATCCTCAAGTAACTAAAAAAGTTATTATGGCTTTATTTCAAAATAGATTTTGGGATATTGCAAACGAAGTTTGGATTAACGCACTTCTATCTAACCCTAAAACACAAATAGTTAATGCTGTAGGTAACGCAATTACAGCAGTAGCAAAACCTTTAGAAGATAAGTTAGGTGGAGAAATATCAGCTTATTTAGTTAAAGATGATGTAGATAAACTTACTGTCTTTCAAAGAAATATAGAGGAAGCTGAAGAAACTTTTGCAGGTTTATCTCAATACTTAGCCGATAGTGTTAAAATGGGTAAAAGAGCCTTTAAAGAAGGTGAACTTATTTTAGAAGGTGCAGGTGTTGGAAGTAAACTAGATACTGCAACTACAAAACAAGTAGGTGGTAAATTAGGTGAAGCTATTAGATTACCTTCTAGAGCCTTAAATGCAGGTGATGAATTTTTTAAACAAATTAATTATCGTTCAAAACTAAGAGCATTATCAGTAGCAAAAGCAAAAGAATTAAATCTTAAAGGTAAAGAAAGAGAAAAATTTATAGAAGAATTTTTTAATGATGGTTTTGACGAAGTAGGTAGAGGAACTAATTTAGAAGCATTAGCCTACGCAAGAGAAGCTACTTACACTAATGAATTATCAGGTATCTTATTAAAACTACAAAATGGTATTAATGAATACCCATTTTTAAAACAAATATTTCCATTTGTAAGAACACCAGTTCAATTGGCTAAAGCTATTATAGACAGAAGTCCATTTGCTCTAGGTTATAGATGGAAACATATTCTAGGACAAAGTAACGACCCAAGAATGATGGTTAAGGCTAGAGGACAACTAGCTATGGGAACTATTTTATTTAGTTCATCATACTTATTAGGTCAGGCAGGTTTAATGTCATCAGCTACAAACCACAATCAAGGTTGGTTTTCTGATGGTGATGGTAAAACATTAGATAAATTTAAAGATGCAGAGTTATTAAGAACTAAAAAATCATTAACCAACTTTAAACCTTATTCATTTATAATCGGAGATACTCAAATACCATTTGGAAGATTAGACCCTTATGGTGCTTTCTTTGGTATCGTTGCTGATATTCAATCTAACTATAATAAATTTAAAGAAGCAGAACTTGAAGAATTAAATGCAACAGGAATGTTGTTTTTATTAAATCAAGCTGACAACGACCCATTAACAATGGCAGATAAAATTTATATGGGTGGTAGAGCAACTATAGGTGCTGTTAGAGATAACGTATTAAGTAAAACTTATCTACAATCAGTACATGATATTGTTGATGCAGTATTTGCTAAAGATGAAAGAACAGTACAAAGATATTTTACAAATAAACTTGGAAGTTTTTACCCTAATGTATTTAGTAAGTTAAGTAATGACCCATACTTACGTCATGCTTACAATCTAATTGATGAAGTTAAAAAGAGAACAGGTTTAGGTGAGCCAATTGCACCTAGATATAACTTTATGGGTGAAGCACACAGAAACCCTGAAGGTGATGTTCAAAGATTTATAAGTTCATTTATCAATCCTGTTGCAGTAGGCAAAAAGAAAAATGATATTGTAGCAAATGAAATATTTAGAATAGGTAAAGCACCAGAGCCAATTCCTTTATATTACAAAGGTTTAAATCTTGAAGAATATAAAGATGGTAGAGTAAATGCTAGAGTTGCCTTTAATGAATTATTATCAACTGTCAAAATAGATGGATTAACTTTAAGACAAAAATTAGAAAAAGAAATTCAAAGTGACAGCTATAAACTTTTATCTGACCCAGTTAAATTAAGCAGAGGTATTGGTGATGAAGGTGAGAAATACAGAAGAATTAAGTATTTTTATAATCTTTATAAAGATGAAGCTGAGCAAGAACTTCTTAATAATATGTCTAACTTTAAAAATACTAAAGACGACAGAAGAAATTTAAGTAGAGACTTAAAAATACAAAACAACAATATTCAAGCAATTGAACAAGACAATCGTACTAATGAAACTCTTAAAAAGAAAGTCATTGAACTAAACGATTTTTCAACAACCTTTAATTAACAAATAATATATGGCATTTTTAGCACAAGTAACTTACACAGGTAATGGTAGTACTACACAGTACTCAATACCTTTTGAATTTATAGATAGCACACACGTTAAAGCATTTATTGATGGAACAGAGACAAGTGCTTTTACTATTTCATCATCAACATTAACTTTCACTACTGCACCTGCTAATGCAAGTGTTGTTAGAATTGAACGTCAAACACCTACAGACGCTAGATTAATAGATTTTACAGATGGTTCAGTTCTTACTGAAAGTGATTTAGATAGGTCAGCAGACCAAAACTTTTACATTGCTCAAGAGATTACAGACGATAGTGCAAGTAAATTAGGATTAGATACTGATGATAAATATGATGCTAATAATAAAGTAATCAAGAATTTAGCAAACCCAGTAAATAACAATGATGCAGTTAATAAAACTTATTTAGAAAACACTTGGTTATCCCCTTCAGATAAAACAACTTTAAATAATATTAACGCAAACATAGCTAACATTAATGCAGTTAATTCTAATGAAGCAAATATCAATTCAGTAAATTCTAATGAAGCTAATATCAATACAGTAGCTACTAACATTGGTTCAGTAAATACTGTTGCTACAGATATTGCTAAAGTAATTACAGTCGCTAATGATTTAGCTGAAGCAGTATCAGAAGTAGAAACTGTTGCAGATGATTTAAACGAAGCAACTTCAGAGATTGATACAGTTGCTAATAATATTACTAACGTAAATACTGTTGGAACTAATATTTCTAATGTAAACACAGTAGCAGGAGTTTCATCTAATGTAACTACAGTAGCAGGAATATCTTCAGATGTTACAAGTGTTGCTAATGATGCAACTGACATTGGAACTGTTGCTACAAATATTGCTAATGTTAATACTGTTGCTACAGATATAACAAACGTAAATTCAGTTGCAGGTAATTCAACTAACATTAATGCAGTAGCAGGTAATGCAACAAACATAAACGCTGTAAATGCAAACAGTTCAAACATTAACACAGTAGCAGGAATAAATGCTGATGTAACTACAGTTGCTAATGATGGAACAGATATTGGAACAGTTGCAACTAACATAGCGAATGTAAATACTGTAGCAGGTAACAATGCTAACATTACTACTGTTGCAGGAAATGATGCTAACATCACAACAGTTGCAGGTATATCTTCTAATGTAACAACTGTTGCAAATGACCAAGCTGATATTGGAACTGTAGCTACTGATATATCTAATGTTAATACAGTTGCAGGTTCTATTGCTAATGTAAACACAGTTGCAACCAATGTATCTGATGTCAATAACTTTGCTGACAGATACAGAGTACAAGCAGGTGAACCATCAGTAGATAATGACGAAGGTGATTTAGTATATGATACAACTGCCAATGCTGTAAAAGTTTACAATGGAACTTCATTTGATACTATCCAACAAGGGATTACAGATGTTGCACCAACCAGACATTCTATTAGACCATCACTCAATTTAGACTTTGCTAATTCAAAAGTATTAGACCCAAGAATTACTTTTACTAGAGGAAGTAATGCTACCTACTATGATGGTTATACAAGTGTGAAAGCTGAGGAGAATTTATATATTAATTCTCAAGCATTAAATAGTTGGGGTGGTAGTAGATTAGATAAATTTGCAGATGATACTACTGCACCAGATGGAACAACAACTGCTGACAGATTACAACAAATATCTGGTAATACTTTGTATGGGTATATTGGTCAGTCACCAACAGTTGTTTCTGGGTTATCTTATACTCAATCTGGATATTTTAAAGCAGGAACAAATAGAAATTTTGTAGTTTTGTATGAAAATATTTTAGATGGAACAGCACATAACACTTGGTTTAATTTATCAACTGGTGCTGTTGGCACAACAAATGCAGGTCATACAGCATCAATTACAGATGTAGGAAATGGGTGGTATAGATGTTCTATAACATATACACCAAATGCAAATAGAACAGCACTTAATGCTTTTTTTGTTTCAGAAACAGATGGTTCTGTAACAGTAACAGATGACCAAGGATTTATTTATGGTTGGGGATTACAATTTGAACAAAGAGATAGCTTAACTGCCTACACTCCAACCACAACTTCACCTATTACCAAATATCAACCTGCACTTCAAACAGCAGGAAACAATGTTGCTAGATTTGACCACAATCCTACTACAGGTGAGAGCTTAGGTTTATTGATTGAGGAACAGAGAACTAATATTTTTCCTTATAGTGATTTATCTTCTGGTATTAGTGCAATTAGAGTAACATTAAATTCAAATCAAAATATAGCACCAGATGGAACTAATACAGCAACAAAAGCAATCGCTAGTACGGATAATAATAATCATTTCTTTTCAGAATATCCATCTTCTATTACAGGAAATACGACTTACACATTTTCAGTATTCTTAAAAGCTGGTGAATTAGAAATTGTTAATCTTAGTATAGCATCAGTAGGAAATTGGGTAAGTAATGTTGGAATAAGAGTAAATTTATCAACTGGAACTATAATTAGTAATAGTGGTAATGGTGGAATGATTGATGTTGGAAATGGTTGGTATAGAGTTTATTTTTCAGCTACAACTATTAGTTCTCCTGCAGGTGGTGGTAATCATATATTTTTATATGATAATAATGATAATGGAACATTTGCAGGAGATGGATATTCTGGAGTTTATGTTTGGGGTTGGCAAATGGAACAAGGTTCATTCCCAACTTCCTACATCAAAACAACTGGTTCACAGGTTACTAGGAGTGGTGATGATTGCGAAATGCTAAACATTGACCAAGACGATTGGTTAAAGCAAGGTGTAGGAACTTTATATGGAGAATTTTCAAAACCTTATGTTGGTCAAACAAATGGAGTACCAAGTTATGCTAGTGCATTTGCATTAACTAATGACCAATTTGATACTGAAGCAATAAGAGTTTATGTTGAACAAGATACTACTCCAGAAGTAGCAGGTAATATTAATGGAACTAGTAATTATTTTGAGCGTTTTATAGATAGTGGTTCAGCTGTTTCAAATACATATTATAAAACAGCTATCGCTTACGAAAGAAATAATGTTGATGGTTCTGGTAATGGAAGTAATGAAACAACAGATACATCTGCTGAAATACCTTTTATTAATAGATTGAGAATATTTAAAAGAGTAAAATATCAAATTAATGGTAATTATGGAACAATTAAAAAACTTTCATATTATCCTATTAAATTAACTAAAAATGAAGTCATAGATTTAACTGAGGAATAACCATGAACTATTATTTAAAAACTAATACCGAACAAGAAATGTGGGAAGCATTAGAAACTGCTAATCTTGCTAAAAAAGAATACGACATGGAAGATGCTTTAAACAATCCACCAGAAGATTACGATTATGAAGCTAATGGTGAGTTTGTAAAAACTGGTAAGTACGATTGGGTAGCACTATGTCAATTAGATATGATTGGAACAATTTATAAAGAGAGTGGTAACACACTTACAGATGATGAAGGTAATGAATACCCAGAAATGATTGCGATAGATGGATTTCATGCAAATATTAAAACAGATAAGGTGGTGACAGGATTGCCAACTATTGATGCACCTCAAACACCTTACAGAAAATGGCTAGGAGAATAATATGGCTAAACTTATAGGAAACGCACCGAACCAAGTACCTACTAATGCTGATTTAGGTTCAATGGCATTTGAGGATAGAACTAATTATATAACTAAAAATAATCCTGTTCATCAACCATTTAGAAACTTAATTATCAATGGAGATATGAGTATTAACCAACGTAATGCGACTATAAACAATGGGACTAATACCAACACTTATGCTGTTGATAGATTTCATATGTTTGGTGCTGTAGCAAATAAAATGTCTGGACAACAAAGCACTACTGCACCAACTTATTTTAAAAACTCATTTTTAACTACATCTTTAGCATCAACTACAACTTCAGCTGGTGATGCGTATGGTGTTCGTCATATAATAGAAGGTTCAAACATAGTTAATTTAAGTTGGGGTTCTGCTTCAGCTAAAACAGTAACTCTTTCATTTTGGGTTCGTTCAAGCATTACAGGAACTTATGCTTTAGCATTATTTAACAAAGATGCTCCAAATAGAAGTTATGTTGAAACTTATACAATTAATTCTGCTGATACTTTTGAATATAAAACAATTACAATAGAAGGAGATACAGCTGGTACTTGGTTAACTACAAATGGACAAGGAATTCAAGTTTGGTGGGATTTAGGAAGCGGAAGTAATTTTAATACAACTGCAGGAAGTTGGGGAGGAGGATTAGATGTTAGAACATCTGGTTCTTCTAATTGGATTGGCACATCAGGTGCAACTTTTTACATCACAGGAGTACAATTAGAAGCTGGAACATCAGCATCTGATTTTGAGTTCTTGCCTAGAGATGTGAATTTAAACAGATGCCATAGATATTGTTATGTTCCTTCAAATGAAGGTACTAGTGGTGATGGATACGTTTTTGCTTGGGGTTATGCTAATACAAGTTCACAAGGAGTTTATTTTATGCCTTTACCAACTTTAATGAGGTCTCAACCAACTCTTGTTTTAAAAAATACATCTAACGCTTTAGAACAAGGTTATCATAATGCAACAGTTACTCAACATAATACAAATGTTGTAACAAGAAGTGGAACTGTATCTAGTGATAAAAATTTAGTATTACTTGTAGGCGGTGCTTCTTTTAGTGGTGGTCAAGGCGTACATTTAAGATTTAAATCACAAAGTACAGATGAAACATCATTTGTAGTAGATGCGGAGTTATAATATGGATTTAGATAATGCAATAACAATAGAATATTCTTATATAGATAATAAAAAATCATCTATTAGAGTTATATTTGAAGATAGAACAATAGATATACCATTAAACGAAGCAAACACAGACTACCAAGCAATTCAAGAATGGATAGCAGATGGTGGTGTGGTAATAGATAATCCACCAATGTAACAATGCCTAGAAAAAAAGTTACTCCAAGTCTAATTGCTGAACAAGCAACTGGAGTAAGACTTTCAAGCCACGAGAAACTATGTGCTGAAAGAATGAAGACATTAAACGAAAGTATTAATGAGTTAAAACGAGAAGTTAAATCTTTGAGACAAGATGTTTCTAAAGGTAAAGGTGCTATTAGTGTGCTTGTATTTTTTGGAACTTTGTTAGCAGGTATAATAGGCTTTTTCCAATTTAAGTGAAATTTATTTTAGCGTTTAGTATTTGCTCAGCTATAACTGGCTTTTGCAACAATACTTCAACACTACCTACTGAATTTAATTCATGGTCAGAGTGTGTAGGTGCTGGAGGAAAACTAATACAAACTTTCTCTGTAGAGATGAAAGACAGTATTGAAAACAATAAACTTTACATGAACTACTTTTGTAATGAGATAAAATATGATTGATAGATATTTATATAAATTCTTTGGTTTCATAGATAGCATCTTTGAAAGAGTAGATGAAGTTTTAACTTTTAATTTTCCTAAAGATAAAAAGAGAAAAAAGAAATGAACTTTAAATGGGATTTAAAAAAACATATTGATGAAAGAAGAAAACAACAATCAGCAAAGTTTCAACTTCGTAAAAGAAGTATGGATAGCATTTCAAGACCAAAAGCCACAAAAAACATAACTACTAAAGACCCAAGATTACAAGGTATATGAAGATAGATATTAAAACTCTTGTTGCTCTAGTAGGTTTTATATTAGCAGGTCTTTCAGGTTGGGTTTTAATATCAATTGTAGAACTAAAAGAATTTACAAGAATGATGAATGGAGAACTACTACAAATAGATAAACAAATAGGTAGAGTTTATAACTACATAAATTCTAGATAATATTATGAGTGAAAAATTAAAAGAATTACATGAAGTATTAGCAACTGAATTACTTAAAAGAGTAAAAGACCCAGATGCTAAAAGTGCAGACTTAAATGTAGCAAGACAGTTTCTAAAAGATAACAACATAGATGCTGTTCCTGTTGAGGACAGTCCATTAAAGAAACTTATAGAAGAACTTCCATTTGATGCAAAAGATAGAACAGTCGTCAAAAATTAACGATTTTAGAAATTTTTTATACCTTACTTGGAAGCATTTACGATTACCTGAACCAACACCAGTACAATATGATATAGCTGATTATTTAGCTAATGGTTCAACAAGGTGTATCATTAGTGCTTTTAGAGGGGTCGGAAAGAGTTGGATTACAGCTAGTTATGTACTTTGGAGATTATTATTAGATAACGACTTAAATATTCTAGTCGTATCCGCTTCAAAGAATAGAGCAGATGATTTCAGTACATTCTGTTTAAGACTTATGTCTGAGATGCCTATTCTAAAACATTTGTATCCTAAAGGTGACCAAAGACAATCTAAGATAAGTTTTGATGTAGCAACTGCATTAGCATCACAACAACCTTCAGTTAAATCTTTAGGTATCACTTCACAGCTTACAGGAAGTAGAGCAGATATTATTATTGCAGATGACGTAGAGACTTCAGGTAATACACAAACTCAATTTATGAGAGATAAGTTAGGTGAAGCTATTAAAGAATTTGAAGCAATTATTAAACCTAAAGAAAATAGTAGAATAGTATTTTTAGGTACACCGCAAGTAGAACAATCTATTTATAATAAACTTCAAGAGAGAGGTTATAAAATTAGGTATTGGACTGCAAGATACCCTAATGAAAAACAAATGTTATCTTATGGTGCTAACCTTGCACCTATGATTAACAATAGTTGGTCATTAGAAATGGTAGGTAAACCTACAGACCCTACAAGGTTTGATGAAAAAGATTTATTAGATAGAGAAGCTAGTTATGGGCGTATTGGTTTCAATATGCAATATCAATTAGATAGTTCTTTATCTGACTTAAATAGATACCCATTAAAATTATCTGACCTAAGTGTAATGACACTTAACCCTGATAATGCACCGGAGAAAGTTATATGGGCTTCTAGTCCTGAACTACAACATAACGACTTACCTTGTGTAGGTCTTCAAGGTGATGGTTATTATAGACCCATGCAAGTACAAGGTAGTTGGTTAGACTATAGTGGTTGTGTAATGTCTATTGACCCATCAGGTAAAGGTAAAGATGAAACAGCATATAGTGTTACTAAGTTTTTAAATGGAAATATATATCTGGTTGATATTGGCGGTTTTAATAGTGGCTATAGTGAACACACTTTGTCAAAACTTGTGGAAGTAGCTAAGAAGCATAAAGTTAAAAAGATATTAATTGAAGAAAACTTTGGTCAAGGAATGTTTAGTGAATTACTTAAACCTTACCTAATAAAGCAATATCCATGTACTACAGAGGCTATTAGACAGCAATCTAACAAGCATAGACGTATATTAGATACCCTAGAGCCTATTATGAGCCAACATAGGCTTATAGTGTGTCCTACAGTCATTAAGAAGGATTATGAAGATACAAATGCTATGTATCCTGCTGAGACAGCTTTAAGGTATCAATTATTCTACCAGATAAGTAGACTTCAAAAAGGTGCTAATACATTAACCCATGATGACAGAATAGATGCCTTACAGATGTCTTGTTATTACTGGATACAGCAATTAGCAAAAGACCAAGATTTAGCCTTTAATCAAAGAAAAGAAGAACAGATAAGATTAGATTTAGAGAAATATTTTGGGTCTAGTACCCCTAATTCTTGGATTAAGATATAATTAAGTTCCACTCTTGATAAAGAAACACCTATTTAGAAGAAACAAAAAAGATAGATAAATCAAGGTTTTTTAATTAAGTGCCACTACAGGAGATAGACTAAGTATATCTTAAGTTATCTTATGTGTGACTTTGTAAAAAGTTTTAATAAGGCTTTGATTAAGGACATAGATAAGTAGTAGTAGGATTAATACTTAGTAATGAACTTACTATGTCTTATATATCTATTAATATTAAGTAAGACTAAAGTATAACTTAGGTTAACTAAGGGGTAACTTAATATTATACTTACTACTTTTCTATTTAAGGTAGTACAAGACATACTAGGTATACTCTAGGGTATAATGGTAACATTAAGTATCTATCCAATACCCGAAACGCTTACTCTATTATCCCTCTATTACCGGAAACGCTTTCTTAATATGACTAAAGTAATATATCTAAATTCTTTATTTAGTAAGAATAAGCCTAACAAGAAGGCTATTAAACTTATTGATGAAGCAATTGTTAAAGCTAATGGTATTAACCCTAAGGCTAAGAAGGTTGACCCTATGAGTAGTAAAAAGTTTATTATTAAGCATACTGAGGATTTCCTGAACTATGCCATTGATTACTCTATTTCAGAGAGGCTCAATGATTTTCTTCAGGAATAATTTGGCATAAAAATCTGACAACCTTATGTATAGGCTCAGAATTTATTTTTCCCCCTACGCCATTAAAAATATTTAGGTGGGTGGGGGTACTATAAAAATCAATATCGTAGACAATCTACTAAATAAATTATGATTACATAGATATACCAATGGATTGCGGTGGTCTTTGAGACTACTGCTTTATTATTTTGCAGAAATTTTCAGATTTTTTGTCATTAAAAAAATTTGCGTTTATCTTTCTCATTATCTGTATTAAAAATATTTATGCCTAAGTCAAAACCCAAGTCATACAAAGTAAAGCTAAATGACAAACCAAAGTCTAAACCTATAATCTTCGCAGGTGTAAGACGTAAGCCAACCAAAGATTTACAAAAGAGGATTGATAAGTTTCTTAAGAATACACCACCTAATCCTCAACCTAATAATCCCTTTATGAGATACCATGAAGGTAAGTGGGTAGACTACTCACCATCAGCATTAGCCAAGAGATTAAAAGATGAAAGAGACAAGGCACTTAAACCTCTGAAACCTTTAGCTGACCTAAGTGCAAAGATACAGAAGACTAATGAAAAACTTACTGCACCAATAAAGAAACTAAGAAAAGATATTGATGCTGTGAGTTTACTGACAGGTAAACCCATAGAATACAAAAGTGTATTAAATCCTATGTTTAATCCTTTTGCCTTTGCCTACAAACCTAAACCTAATGCCACTCTATTGGGTTCAGTAAAGATACCTAAGGTTAAACCTGAAGGTAGCAAACGTAGAGCCATAACTGGTACTGGATTAACTTCTTACATGGAAAGACACAATCTTAGTAATCCTGTAGATATTGCTAAGACCTATCTTACTAAGGAAGGTAAAGACTATAAGGTAACTGGATTTAATAATCTTAGGTTTCTATGTGAACAAATGAATGTAACAGCAGAGGAAGCCTTACTTTATATTTGTGAAGGCATGACTGATACTAAATCTAGATGGAGAAACCATAGGCTTGATAAAGAATTTTGGAGAGGTTCGCAGTCTGTAGTTAACCTTGTTAAACATTTTAAAGAACAAGTAGATATATCTAAGAAAGATAAAAATAAACTTAGTTATACTGTTAAGATGCTTTGGCAATCTGAATACTGTAAAGATTTATTTAAAGAATATGGAGTAGTCTTACCAGATTATACTCAGTTCTCTAAATGGTTTAAGAAAATGAGACATCATGTAGAAGTACTTAAGTTAGACCAACCACAATCTAATGAAATTTAGTACTCTATTAATTAATCTTAAGACTTATGAAAGAGAAGAAAAAGTTTATACTCAATATGAACTTACTGAAATTGTAGGTGAGTTTGTAGTTAATAGAGCCATACAAAGAAGTGAAACAAATACTACGATTATAAAAAATAATCAGTCTTACAAAATGCTTATAAAATACTTAAAAGATTGAGTTGCTACGATATGGCTATGATTAGTAGAGTTGTCATGTCATGGCAGTCTTAGAAAATTGTAATTAAAACTTATTAATCCTATTTGTCCTGTAGAACTTTTAGTTCAGCTTTTAGTACGCAACGTACTCTAAGTTCTTATAACAGAGCAGGGTTTTATCATTCTTTCTACCTGTTGAACTAAAGGTTCTACTAACACTAACAAATAGGAATAGTATGAACTCAAATAAATATAAGTCAGTAGCAATTAAAATTGGTACTTGGAAAACTGCAACTGATTTAGGACAAAGAATAGTACCAAACACTACACTAAGTAGAAGTAAGATAGTTGAAATAGCAATTGAAAGATTAGCTAAAACTTATCCTCATATTGATAACGTACATGAGGTTTCTTTTAAGAAACTCATAGCAAACAAAGGATAGAACTATGCAAATACTAGTACTTGATACTTTTGAAGACTGGGGTCACATGGTCTCTAAGGTTGATAAAGGTGTGTTAGCAAAAGCATTACATAATGCCGAAACTAACCTAACACCAGAACAACCCTCAGAAGTAGTTGTATATCAAACACCTGAAGACGAACTAGAATAGGGTTATGATAGTATTGCGAAAGCACAATCCCAAAAGCCTCATAATGAATATCTATTTTTTGCTAATTAGAATCATTATTAATTACATAAACATTAGTGAAGGCACTTGTGTTTATATAAAAAATCAATATAAGGAGATTAAGTATGTATAAAAATAAACCAAAAACAAAACTGTCGACCAAGCTAATTATGCTTGGTGCTAAAGTTGCGTGTAAGGTATGGTGGTATGCTAGATGTAAACTGAGAAGAAAAGTGAATGATTTTGATTATCACATTTCAGATTTACGAAGTCAGTATCCTAATGAAGTATTTTATTGCTCTCATATAGGAAAACTTCCATTTTATTGTAAGACTGAAGAAGTAAATGATGACAAAGAAAAAAGTTCATCAATTAAAATCGGTGACTGCAATATCTCATATACATTTGATAAACTTTCTAAGTCTCAAGAAATAGATAAAGAAAATCTATTTTATTTATTTGAAGATACTAGAATATCAATGTTGAAAGACCTAATCACAAATACTATGGTACGACATAACAAACCTAAATCTCTGACAGTTTTAAACTTACGAGAGGATAGAGGAGAAAGTAATGTCGTTAAGTTGCACAATAAGTAACATTCAATTTGATTATGCTTTTAATGATGCTGTAAGAAAAGCATCTAAGAGTGTATCAGAAAATGCTACTACATTTCAAAATGGTATTCCTAATCAAACTGTTTTAGTTTTTAAAACAATTTGTTGTTTACCTGATGAAGAACTCAACACTAGAGTGATTGCTGAATGGTATTTTAGATTGTTCGGTATTTCTATATCAAATACTTCTACTGTAAGAAACTTACATAGATTATCTGATTATGGATTTCTAGAAGTTGTTATAAATCCACATGGAAAATCACATAAGTATACTTGGATTAGATTAACCATGTCTGGGCGTAAACTACAAAAACTTTTCATGGGTTCTACTAGTGAATGGAAAGATAAACCAAGACAAGTAGTTGAACGTGCAGTCAAATCAGCAATGACAGGAGATGTGTATGATTAAATTAAGCACACAAGTAAAAACCTATATACAACAAAGTTGTCCTCAAGGTATTACTTTACATAGAAACGATAAGTCATTGTATGTCAAACAATCTAAAATGATTAATGGCAATGCAAAGACTTTAACTAAGGTTATCAATATGCCTATCAGTAAAGGTATGACTGATGCTGAAATAAAAGAAGCATTTGAAAATACTTTACCTGAAGCCTTAAATGTCAAAAGACAATTTAAGTCTCAATTAGATAATCCTAATATTTCTTTTCACAAACCTTCAGCAGTAGGAGTTGGTACATTAGGTTCTGTATTTCAAATGATGTTTCAACCAGAGTGGGGTCAGAAAAGTGACAAACAAAAATATTTAGTAAATCATTTTTATAATGACCTACAAGAATATTATGGTGCAGACAGAAAGTTATCTTATTGGACTGATGAAGATGTAGATGGTTTTAAGTCATGGGTAGCAAGAAAGATTGCTGAAAGAGAAAAGAATATGACTGGAACTGTAAGCAACAACTCAATTAATAAAAGACTAGGTGTTCTTAGAGGTATCTTTAGATATGCACTAAAGAAAAGATTATTAACTAATGACCAGTTAATTAATCCTGACCCTAGAGTTAAGAATATGGGTATTGTTGATTTACCTAGAGGTGAAACCAAACGTAAACCTGCATTTGCAGAATTTGAGCAAGAACAATTTTTACAAGTTATTCTTAAATGTGGTGACCAATATTGGTATGATTTATGGGCATGGGCTTTTGATACTGGAATGAGACATGATGGTGAACTTGATAATTTCATTATTGATAATGTTGACTTCGGTAGAAAGTCAGTAACTTTTTGGAGAAGTAAAACAAAAGGTTGGTCTGTTGAATTACCATTAACACAAAGATGTTTGGATATAGCTAAGAGAAGATTAAAAGATGCTCAAGCTAGACCAGATAGAAAAGTGTTTGCAGGTTCAGCAAGTCAAAGAAGAAGTAACTGGGATAAGTACATTCGTATGTGTAACTTCAATCAAAAGTTTACACCATACACAACTAGACATACTTTTATTACACGTCTAGCTGAGAAGAATGTAAATCCTAAAGTTGCTATGGAACTTGCAGGTCATTCTGTTATTGAAACAACACTAACTTATTATACTAAGTCTAGTTCTCAAGTTTTACAAAATGCAATATTATCGTTGCAAAACAATAGAACTGAATTAGAGATTAATGATAGTATGATTGGTCACAATAGTAGAAGGGCGTTGAAATAAGTATGAAAAGTGCTATCAATTCACATTTTAAAAGTTGGGCGAGTGGTGGAATGGTAGACACGCCAGTCTTAGGAACTGGTCACGCAAGTGGTGAAGGTTCAAGTCCTTTCTCGCCTACCAAAAATAGTAGAAAAAGTGTCTACGTAAGTGTCTACGATATGATTACTTTATCTACTAAACTGAAACAGAGAGGTGTAGTTAACAAGGGTAATGACAAGGTCAATAGTCTTAGGAAGAACTGCACTTCTCTTTTCAACAACACTTGTGATTATTATTCTTTAATCATAAGTATTTTTTTTAAATTTAACTCAACGACACAAATGTGGTGGTCTTGTAGACAAACTACAAGTATCACTAATAGACACTCACTAGTGTTCGTTACATCTATGGAGAAGTTCTTATTATGTCCGCAGAAACACATAAGACACCATTCCAACTACAACTAGAAGAATTAGTAAGAGTTGGGGTAGGTGGTAAATTTGCCAATAAAGAAAACCACTTAAAAATAATCCAAAAAGAATTAGAGCATGAAGAAGATATGCTTAGAGGTGGTGCTAACAGATATAAAAAAACTGTTAATGATGCCAAAGCCAAAGGACAAGAAAGTACAACTTTGTATGGTCTTGTTCTTCAACAAAAATATATCACAGAAGTATCTAAATTAATTAATGAAGATATTAGACTTATGAGTAGTGGTAAGGCAGGTAATCACCAAACAGCTTTAAAAATAATATGCCAATGTCTACCTACTTCAGCATTTGATAATGGAGTATTTTTAGAAGACAAGCCTGAGATATGGGATACTTGCAGTCTAATTATTCTTAAAAATGTAATTGATGGTATTTCTGATGAAACTACTATTAATAAACTATCTATTCAAATAGCTACTGGTTTAATGCAAGAAGCTAGGATTACTCAATTTAAAGAGCAGAATAAAGATAGCTATTTAAAAACCTCAAGAAAATTAGCAGGTAAAAACATACCTCAAAACGCTAATAGGTATCAATATAAATCAAGAGTTTGGACTTACATGATGAATAGAAATGGTCTCAGATTTGATGATTGGAGTAATGTAGAAAAGATACACTTAGGTGTGAAGATGATTAGTTACCTAGAAAAACTAGGTCTTATTAAACATCAAAATAGAAAGCATAGGAAAGATAAAACTGTAACCTATGTTGAAGCAACACCTAAGATTATTGAAGAAATTAAAAACTTTAATATCAAAAATGAACTTCTTTTTCCTAAGTATTTACCAATGGTAGCACCACCAAGAGATTGGTCATCACCTTTTACCGGTGGTTATTATGGAAAGAAATTTAACAAAGAAAACAAACCTGAGGAGATAGCTAATGCACTACAATTTCATAAAACAAACAAATAAAAGATATTTAGAAGAACTAAACAACAGATGGCATGAGTTTCCGATTGTAAGTCAATCTGTAAATATCATGCAAAAAACTGAATGGGTAATTAATAAACCTGTGTTTGATGTTTTAGAAACTTGTATTCTAAACAGTTATCAATTAGGAAAATTACCTATTAATCCTGAGGACATTCCTCTACCACCTAAACCATTTGATATAGCTATTAACAAAGAAGCTAAAACAAAATGGAAAAGAGAAGCCTCTAATGTTTACAAAGAAAGAGCAAAGTCTAAATCTAAATATATTCAGATAAGACAAATTCTTGAGGAAGCTAAAAAATTTTTAGATATTGGTTTTTGGTATCCTTATCAATTAGACTTTAGAGGTAGGATATATCCTAAGTCACCAATGCTTTCACCACAAAGTGCTGACTACGCAAGAGCATTAATTAAATTTAAGTTTGGTAAACCTATGGCAACTGAAGAAGCATTTAATAATTTTGCTGTAGCAGGTGCAGGTCTGTTTGGTGAAACTGATAAAGAAGAATTACCAATTAGAAGACAATGGGTAATTGATAATGCAGATAAAATTATTTCTACTGCCAACAATCCATTACAAGATACTTGGTGGTGTGAAGCTGATAAACCATTTTCATTTTTAGCATGGTGTATTGAATATAGAGATTTTGCTGAAACTGATTTTGACCCTAAGTTTATAACTACATTACCAATACATTCTGATTGTTCTAACTCAGGTCTACAACATTACTCAGCTATGATGAGAGATGAAGTAGGTGGTAAAGCTACAAACTTAGTACCATCAAATAAGCCTAATGATGTCTATGGATTAGTTGCAGAAAAAGTAATTGATAAATTAAAACAAGAAACAAACCCAATGGCAAAACAATGGTTAGAATATGGGATAGATAGAAAGATTTGTAAGAAACCTGTAATGTGTTTACCTTACAGTCTTACTCAATATTCCTGTAGGCAATACATTCAAGACCATGTTGAAAAAGAATTAGTTGAAAATAATAAACCTCATAATTTTGGTGATGATTTATTTAAATCAACTTACTACTTAACTAAAATTGTATGGAAAAGTATCAATGAAGTTATTGTTGGTGCTAAAGATATAATGAAGTTTTTAAAAGATGTAGCAAAACTTGTTGCATCAGAAAACTTACCTGTTGCTTGGACAAGTCCATTAGGTCTACCTATTATGATGTCAGCTTACAAAAAAGAAAGTAAGCGAGTTAAAACAAAGATGGGTGATAGTATTATTAAGTTGTCTGTTAGTTCTGAGACTGAAGAAATAGACAGAAGAAAGACCCAACAATCTATATGTCCTAATCTAATCCATCAATTAGATAGTTCAGTATTAAGTTTATCAGTAGTTAAAGGTTCAGAACTTGGAATAGATAATTTTAGTTTAATCCATGACAGTTTTGGAGTTCTAGCACCTGATGCTGATAATATGTCATTGGCTTTGAGAGAAGCATTTTGTGAAATCTACAGTAAAGATATTTTAGCTAATTGGGCAATGGAGATGAAGCAAATGTTATCTGAAAAAAACCAGAAAAAATTTCCACCATTACCTGAAAAAGGAAATCTAGATTTAGAGCAGGTAAAAAAATCAATCTTTTTCTGTGTTTAGTTTTTTTAAACTTCAGTCAACGACACCTGTGTTGATTAAGTGCCACCTATGGCTAACCAAACGTAACAAAGGAGTACAAATATGAATGAAGCCACATACATAAGTGAATTGGGAGAAGCGATATACCCACACTTAAATAAACCTGACGTTAAATTTAACGAAAATGGTGAATACAAAGTTATCTTAAAAGTATCACAAGGTAGAGCAACTAAGATGGTTGCACAATTTGAGAAAGCTATGCAAGATAGTATTTCTAAAGCTGAAAGTGAACTTAAAGGTAAAACTGTAAAAGTAGCACCAAGTCCATATTCTGAAGAAGGTGGGTTTGTTAATTTTAAATTTAAAATGAAAGCTACTGGAGTGAACAGGAAGACTAAAGAACCCTTTAGTCAAAGACCTGCACTCTTTGATGCAAAGAAAAATCCTCTTAATCCAACTTCATGTAACATTTGGGGTGGCTCTAAGATTAAAGTTGCATACCAATTGAGACCTTATCATACGCCTCTAATTGGTGCAGGTGTAACTGCAATTTTAAAAGCAGTCCAAGTGATTGACTTAGTAGAAGGCAAACAAATGAATTTGTTTTCTAAAGAAGATGGATATGAAAATGCAACATCACCAGAGGAGATGAATAATGTACCACAGACAGAAGTTCAAACGAGTACAGATTTCTAAAGGTGTTGTTTTAAAATCAGGATTGGAAGAAGTAGTCTTTACTTATTTAAAGAAAAATAAACTTTCTTTTAAATATGAAGGTTTAAAGATTACTTACTTTCAACCTGAAATTAAAAAAACTTATACACCTGATTTTCCTATCAAGGGTTCTTTCATCATAGAAACTAAAGGTGCTTTTAATAGTGCCGATAGAAAGAAAATGAAATTAATTAAAAAACAGAACCCTGAATTAGATATTAGGTTTATCTTTTCAAATTCAAAAACAAAGATTGGGAAAAAAAGTTTAACTACTTATGGCAAGTGGTGTGAACTTAATGATTTTCCTTATCATTGTATTCAATCAACAAAACAAACTTTTCCAAATGATTGGTTAAAAGAAATTCAACAAGTACAGGCAGGACATTAATTATGGCAAGACAAGAAACAAAATACATTGTTATTCATTGTACAGCTACACCACCATCAATGAATATTGGTGCTAAAGAAATAGATAGATGGCACAGAGAAAGAGGTTGGTTAAAGATAGGTTATGGCAAAGTTATTCGTAGAGATGGAACTGTAGAGCAAGGCAGAGGTGATAATGATGTTCAGGCTCATGTTAAAGGCTACAATCATTGTTCTTATGGATTAGCTTTAGTCGGTGGAAGTAATGAATACGATAACTCAAAAGCAGAAGATAATTTTACTGCTGAACAATGGGAAAGTTTAAAGAAAACTTTAGAAGAACTTTTAGTTAAATACCCAGATGCACAAATTGTTGGGCATTATATGCTTGATGAAAACAAAGAGTGTCCAAGTTTTAACGTCAGAGAATATTTATTACATGAAGATGTAAGCGGATATAAATTTCAAGATGGTCTTACAGATGATGCCGACCTAGCAGAATTATTACCTGAAGACTTACCTGAAATAGATGACGACTAATTTTCTACATCATTCGCCATGTGAAAATTGTGGCTCTAAAGACAACTTAGGTGTTTGGGAAGACCACACTTATTGTTTTGGTTGTCATAATTATGAAAAGACAAATGGTGAATTACCAAAAGTAGAAAAGCAGAAAATAATACCAGATATGATTGAAGGAATAGTAGAAGCATTACCAAGTAGAAAAATTGATAGTGAGACTTGTAAGAAGTTTAATTATCAAACTGCTGAATACAAAGGTGAGCCTGTTCACATAGCTAACTTTTATGACAGGAATTATAATAGAGTTGCACAGAAGTTAAGATTTAAAGATAAAAGATTTATATGGTTAGGTGATACTGATAAAATTACTTTATTTGGTCAGAACCTATGGCGTGATGGTGGTAAGATGGTTGTCATCACAGAAGGTGAGATTGATGCACTTACTGTAAGCAAAGTTCAAAACAATAAGTTTCCAGTAGTATCAGTACCTTCAGGTGCATCATCAGCAAAAAAATATATTAAAAAAGAATTAGAGTGGCTTTCTAAATTTGAAAACATTGTATTAATGTTTGATGAAGATGAAGCAGGTAAAAGTGCAACAATAGAATGTGCAAATATTTTACCAGTAAAAAAAGTAAAGATAGCATCACTTCCTGCTAAAGACCCAAGTGAATTATTACAGAATGGTCAAGGCTCTAAAATTATTGATGCTATGTGGGAAGCTAAAGCCTATACCCCACAAGGTATTATAGAAGGTGTTAATACAAAAGAATTATTACTTAATGATGATTATGTAGAAACAATTCCTTACCAATGGAATGGTTTTAATCAGAAACTTGGTGGTATCAGAAAAGGTGAGTTAGTATTACTTACAGCAGGTTCAGGTACAGGTAAGTCTCAAGTCTGTAGAGAAATTGCTTACCACTTAATAAGTCAAAAAGAAAAAGTTGGTTACATAGCATTAGAGGAAAGTGTTAAGAGAAGTGTTAGAGGAATTGTATCAGTAGGTTTAAATCAGTTAATTCATTTACCAGAAGTAAAAGAAAAGTTAACTGAAGAAGAAATTATAAATGAATGGAATAATATAAAAGATTACATTTGTTTCTATGACCACTTCGGTAGTTCTGACACCGAAGATTTAATGAACAGAATTAGATACATGGTTCAATCATTAGATTGTAAGACAATCATACTTGACCATATCTCAATAGTTATTTCAGGTTTAGCTGATGGAGACGAGAGAAGATTAATTGATAATACAATGACTAATCTTCGTAAACTTGTTGAAGAAGTTAAATGTGCAATGTTTGTGGTCTCACATTTAAAACGACCAGAAGGTAAAACTGGACATGAAGAAGGTGTTCAAACTTCATTATCTCATTTGAGAGGTAGTCATTCATTAGCACAATTATCAGATGCAGTAGTTGGTTTTGAGAGAAATCAACAAGATGAAATTCAAAGCAATGTAATGACCGCAAGAGTTCTTAAGAACAGATACTCAGGTGATACAGGAATAGCTTGTAGTTTAATTTATGACAAACAAACAGGAAGATTAAAAGAAGGTAGTTTTGATGAATGAAAAACTTTTAACTAAATTTATTTTATCATTCTTAATAGATAAAGAAGATTATTTAAAATTAACTCAAGAACAACAAACAATAGTTTTTGAAACTTGCAAAACTATTATGACTGCAATTTACAATGCAATTAAATTTGAGAATGTTTATCCAGTTATAATGTGTGGTGATGTAGAAGCACATGAAGTTATTACAAAATCTATATCAAGAGTTTCAGATGTACTTCCAAGTGTAGATAAGATTTCAATTCATTTAATTCATTAATGAAACAAAGACCTCTTTGTGATTTTTGCAAGGAACAACCTGCTGACATCTTTAAAGAAGAACAAGGTAAAAAAATTTACCATTGTGCAAGTTGTTACGTAAAGCAAAACAATTTAACTAAAAATGGAACTAATAATAGACCTAGAGACTAATGGGTTTCTAGATAAAGATAACTTAGTAATTCATTGTATCGTTTGTAAGGATATAAATACTAATAAAGTATACAGTTATAATCCTAATAACATCAATGATGCACTAGAGTTACTAAACAAATCTTCAATTATCATTGGACATAATTTAATTGGTTTTGATGTTCCAGTATTAGAAAAAGTTTTAAATTATAAGTACAAAGGTAAGATTTTTGATACCTTGCTAATGAGTAGGCTTATATGGACTAACTTATTAGACCATGATTTTAAATGTAAAGAATTACCTGCAAAACTATATGGAAGACACTCATTAGAAGCATGGGGTTACAGATTAGGTTTAAGAAAAGGTGATTATCAAGAACACTCTGACTTTAGTGAGTTTAATCAAGATATGTTGGAGTACTGTAAAAGAGATGTTGAAGTAACTTCATTACTATTCTCTAAAATTAAAAAAGAAAACTATTCTTCTATGTCTGTAGATTTAGAGCATAACTTTGCTAAATGGATTGCATTACAAGAACAACATGGTGTGTATTTTGATGAGACGACTGCTCAGTCGCTACATACTATCCTAACCAAGAGGAAACTAGAGTTAGAAGAAAAGTTAACTCTAGCTTTTCCTTCTTGGGAAAAGTTTTGTGGTAACAAAGTCTATAAAAGAGATAACAAGAAAAAAGGAATTAAAGCAGGTGTACCAGTACCTATTTATAAAACTGAAATATTTAATCCTAATTCAAGAGACCATATAGCAGATAGATTAATTAATGTACTTGGTTGGAAACCTAAAGATTTTACTCAAACAGGTAAACCAGAAGTTAATGAAAAAGTTTTAAGTTCACTACCTTATCCTGAAGCTAAAATTATTTCTGAACATTTAATGATACAGAAAAGATTAGGTCAGTTAAGTGATGGAGAACAAGCGTATTTAAAATTAAACAAAAGAGGTAAGATTTATGGAAAAGTTATTACGAATGGTGCAGTCACAGGTAGATGTACTCATCACTCACCAAATTTGGCACAATGTGTGGCGAGTGGTTCAGAGTATGGTAAAGAATTTCGTTCCTTATTTAATTGTCCTACCGATATGGTTATGTGTGGTCTTGATTTTTCTGGTTTGGAGTTGCGTGTGTTGGGTCATTACCTTCATAATTATGACAATGGGAATTTTTCAAAAACACTTTTGGAAGATGATATTCATACCGCCAATCAAAAAGCTACAGGACTTACCACTCGTGCTAAAGCTAAAACTTTTATATATGCTTTCATTTATGGTTGCGGAGATAAGAAACTCTCTGAAATACTTGATGTCACTCACGAAGAAGCCAAAAGAGTAAGAGAAAGATTTACTAGAAACCTACCTGCACTAGCTATGTTAATTAGTGCAGTCAAACAAAAATATAGAAATTATGGATACCTAAAAGGTATTGATGGTAGACGATTAAATTGTAGAGCAGAGTTTAGTTCTTTAAATACATTAATCCAATCCGCAGGTGCATTGTTAGTCAAACAAGGCACAGTAATTATAAATGAAGAATTACATAAAGCAGGTTTTAAATTTGGAGAAGACTATGCAATGGTTTTACATATCCATGATGAGATGCAGTTCATAGTTAAAAAAGAAAAAATAGAACAATTTAAAGAGATAGCAAAATCAATATTTAAGAAAACACAAGACTTCTTTCATTTCAAAACTCAATTAGATGGAGAAATAAAAGTAGGTCAAAACTGGAGTGACACACACTAAAGCAAAACCTCACTTTGACTTAGATTTAAAATTCGGTCAACAAAAAGAAAACGAACTTCAAGAAGCCATAGAAGGAAAAATAGAATGTAAGACTGACCGGATATGTCAGAAGACTGGTAATGTTTTTATTGAGATTGAAAGTAGAGGTAAACCTTCAGGAATTTACACAACAAAATCTAAATATTATGCAATTTGTTTATGGTTAGAAAAACGTAACCATCAAATATGGGTTTTAATACCAACTAAAATTCTAAAGAAACTAATGAAGTCTTATCCCATTAAAGCAGGTGGAGATAATTGGACTTCTAAAGGACACATCATTCCAAAAGGAGATTTACTTGATTTAGTATTATGAAGAAACTATTAAAAAATAAACTTGTCTTACCAGACATAGACCCAAAAGATTTTCCATATAAATTCTATAAATGTTGGTGGAGTGATATTATTAGTTTTAGTAACTGGGCTACTATTCCTGAAATTAAAAAATCTAATACAGCAGTATGTATTACTATGGGTTGGTTAGTCCACCAATCTAAAGAAAAATTCGTTTTCATTGGTGATGTTAATTTTAATGAAGATGGCACAATCAATGAAGGCGGTAATTCAACAGTCATACCAAAATCAAACATATTAAAACTAAAGGAGATAGACCTATGACAGAGTTAACTGATGCTCACTTTCATTTACATAGTGAGAATAAAGCAAGAAAACATGAGAAGAAGAAGATGACTAATATGAATAACTTCTTTGATAATCAAAATAAAGTGATGATAGTAGATGGTGACCTAGTTATTTACAAGATTGCTTCTAGTTTAGAAGAACCTATTGACTGGGGTAATGATATATGGACATTACATTCTGACTTAAGTGTAGGTAAACAATTGTTCAAACAGAACATGGAACATTACAAACAATATACAAAGTCAAAAGAAATTATTGTAGCTTTCTCTGATAAGAAAAATTACAGAAAAGAATTAGATACTGAATATAAATCTTATAGAAAGAAAATAAGAAAACCAGTTTGTTATCAACCTTTAAGAAAGTGGGTTGAACAAAACTATAACTTCTATTGCCTACCTAATTTAGAAGGTGATGATGTTATAGGCATTTTAGCTACCCAACATTACAATACAAACAATGTTATCATATCAGGTGATAAAGATATGAGAACTATTCCCTCTTGGCATTGTTTTATTGGTGATGACCAGTTGGAGTTTGTAGACGAAAATAAAGCTAATTATAATTTTTGTTTACAAGTTCTAACTGGAGATAGTGCTGATGGTTATAAAGGTTGTGTAGGTGTTGGTGCTGTTAAAGCTAATAGAGTACTTCATAATAAAAAAACTTTAGATGAGATGTGGAACGCTGTCATAGAAGAATATGAAAGAAATAACCAATCATTTGAAGACGCATATCATCAAGCCAAATTAGCAAGAATACTTAGAAAAGATGAGTACGACTTTGCTACTAATCAACCAAAACTATGGAATTACAAATATGAACACTACAGAGATACTAGAGCAAACAAAAAAGCTAGTTAGTACTGACCGAGAAGATAAGCATGGTGACAAAGTAAAGAACCATGAGAATATTGGAAGACTTTGGTCAGGTTACTTACAAAACAAAACTAAATTAAATATTAAAATATTACCTGAAGATGTAGCTAATCTAATGGCTTTGTTAAAGATAGCTAGAACTCAGGAAGGACAACACAACATTGATGACTATGTTGATGCTTGTGGTTACTCAGCAATTGCAGGTGAGATTGCTGAGGAAAGAACCAGATTAAGTACCACTTTAGGAGAAAACAATGCAGAAAAAGATAGAAGTACCAGTACTAAGTAAGGAACTGATTGATTATCTTGATGTTCTTTTCCCAGAACAATGTGCAGACCTTAACGATAGCGACAGACAAATTTTTTATAAATCAGGTCAAAGGTCAGTCGTTAAGCATCTAAGAGAAAAATATAAATTACAACAGGAGAACTAAATATGTGTCCCCCAAGCAGAAGCCCTAGTCCGCCACCTGCACCAGAACCAACTCCGCCAACTCCACCAGTTGTTGTTCAAGCAACTACTAAGAAAAATGCACCTAAAATGGCAGAAAGCACTTCTACAGTAGAAAAAGCAGACAGCACTAATGTGAGAAAAAAGA